CTTGGTAGAAAAGTGCATACGCGAGGTGAAAATTCGCGTCGTTGTCCCAATCCTCCTTGGTCCCGAGTGCCGGACCCACGACTGTTTGGGTTGTTGTTGCTGTGTTCCCCTTGAGCACTGATATATGTGTGATTACTTCAGTGAGTACTGCCATGCCAGAAACAGTGACAACTGTTCCGCCATAGGCTATGTCGCCTGTGGTCTTGATGGTCCTCTGGTACAGGGCTGTGCCATCAACCCACTTGCCAATCTCGACTTCCGTGCCCGCACCCGTTGATCCGGAGTTATACGAAGCAGCGAAGTCCGTGGGTGCCCACACCTTTGCAAGTGCGGGTGCTCCACCTACGGCAAGTGTTCCTGTTTGCGTTGTGTTCCCAGTTACACCCAACGTACCGGCAATCAATGTGTCGCCGTTGCTGGCGTTCACGCGGAACTTGTTTGTGTTTATCGCTATGCCACTTGCGTCATCGTCTGTTGTGCTGGTGGAAGTCAAGGTGGACGCAGTTGAGATGGCACCCGTTGCGGTGACCGACCCGGCTGTTGTCACAGCACCATCGTCGCCCTGCACCAAGAACTTGTCTGTGTTGACCTTGAGGACATCGGCATTGGAGTCATTGTCGATGTGCAACACGCCGTCGCTGCCACCACCAATGGTTGTGGTCAAGCCATCCGCACTAATCACGAACCCGTCGGTGTTGCACTTGAGACCACCATTGAAGTTCACCTCGCCAGTGAATGTTTGTGCGGCGCGGGCGAGCAAAGCGATCTCATCCCAACTTGTAACACTTCCTCCAGCACCCTCGGTGCCTGTTCCGTCAGCGGTCAAGCCCTTTCCCGTGTTTCCAGCGGATGTAGGCACACGGTGCATTATCAAGTCATCGTACGCGGTGCTTCCGTCACCGATCTTAAACCCGACAAAGGTGTTCGTGCTTCCAACAGTGTCGTACACCAAGCCCACCTCGCCGTAGTCGAGCGTGGGGTTGTCAGCGTCCCAATTTGAGTGGTCGGCTCGCCTGAGCCGTATTCGGGTACTCATTGATCACTTCCCTTTGCACTTGCCGCAGGACTTGCGGCGGAACCACCAGCCGCCGCCGAAGCCGACGCAGCCGAGGAGGAGGGCGAACCAGAGGCTGCCGAGGAACGAGGAAATAGTCGCAACCAACATGATGAAGACTCCTTGCGGATACGAAGCATCCGCTTAATTGTTAGAAACCCGTACGTCAGTGAGATTGCACCAGTGACAATCACCGCCGGGAGAAAGATGAAATGCCCGTAGCGGGCAAGTACATGGTTGAGCAAGATCATGCCGATACCGACACAAATTGCTCGTAGGCCAAACGTCCGTGTGACTACCCACGCAATAACTCCAGCAATCGTGCACAAGCCACCAACCCATGCAAGCATTGGGTCCGAGCCTGCGCCGCCCACCGAGGCGATCATCCCACCAGTGGAATACTCTGGAGTCACAGGAGCACTCGACAGTGACGCGCACCCGGTGAGCAGCATTACAGGCAGTAACCTCATCGTCCACGCTCCAAGTGTTGGAGACGCTCGTCAAGGTCTGCAATAGAATGCCGTATGGTGTCATTGAACACCGTCAGCGACACTTGCGTCTTGGCTAAGTCTTGTGTGATGTCTCTCAACTCAGACACGGCCTTCACCGTGGAGTCGAGCATGTGATCTTTACGGCCCATCTCCAGCATCATTGCACCAATGGCGATCATTAGCACAACAGTTTGCAGAACACTCGCCGCCAACGCCATGGAATCTTTGCTCTGGGACTTCATGGTGTGTACACGCTCCACGGGCTGGATGGTGGTGCTGTGTGAGGTTGGACTTCGGACAGTGCTATGTAATCATTCATGTCGTAAGAAACCACTGCGTTTGTCAAGTATCGACGCTCGTGTTGGTATCTCCCGGTGAGGCGAACGTCTGTGACCTCCGCCGGGTTTGCTACTGCCTTGGGCTCAAACGCCTCATCATCGAAAGGTACGGCCCCGTTGGGGCTTCAACCTCCCGACATCACGCGACTGAATGCCGTCTTTCATTAGCGTTGTCTGAAGCAGCGGGCCTGCTTCAATGACTGCTATACGTTCGTTGAGTCCCTCATCCTCGTACCCGACAGCAAACGCTCTTAGGTACGCGATGAACACCTGCTCTGCGTATGGTGGCGGGTCAAGGCGACGTGTGTCTCCCCAAGCATCACCGCCATCTGGATCAGAAATGGTGTCCCACGATTGCCTGTAACGAAGACGAAGCACAGATGTTTCAGTAGTTGTGGGAGTAGGCCACACGAGCAACTGCGGGTTACCAGCAACCCAAGCGACCGTAGCCCTGTTGATGTACCCACTGATCGACGTGCCAGAGTTGCCGTCGAACAATCGGTCCATGTCTTCGGCAGTCGTTAGTTCTACTGATTCGCCGTCAACTGTTCGAGTCAACGACACCACTTCCTCGTACCGCCTTGGCATTCCAACCGTACGCAAGTCTGCGTTGGTGTTCAGCGTGGTTGTTGCTTCACGGAACCTCCACGGTCTAGCGTACAAGTGCCGACCAGCGTGGTTGATCACCTCGATGGTACGTTGATTGACAGTCTGGCCCGGTGCTACCGAAGGGTAGCCGCCGATGGCGTGACGTACGTGGGATTTGGCATCGCCTAAGTTCATAATGCAAGTCCTTCCCGGCCTCCCGATGAGCCGAAGCCCACCGGGAGACCAGAAGAGAAGGGGAAGGAAAAATCAGGTCACGTCAGTGCCTGCACATGCGGGTCCATCGACAAGCATGATTTTGATTTCTTCAGCAGCACCGGACGCAGTCTCCAGAGCAGCACCGATTGCAACGTCGGTGGGATCAGTCGCAAGAACGACATCACCATCGGCTTCTACCATTACGGGGTTGCCAATAACAAAAGCGGCTCCAGACAGTACCGTAGCGATGCCGCCCAGTTGGACAATGCCACCCTTTGCGGCGGTAACGTCCTTGGTTACGACTCCGTACAAGCCACTTGCTGCAACGCCTGTTGATGCGGCCAAGGAAACCTTGACGGAAGGCGTTTCGGCAACAAGCGAAGCATGGTCAATCAAGACCACGTTCTTGGCCTCAATCGTAGTTGTTCCCGTTTTTAGTACGGCTGAAACCTTGCGTTCGTTGAACGTCAGCCCTGCGGGAGTTTGAATTGTTGCGAGTGACATAGGTCACTCCTTTCTGTCTGTATCAGACTCAGGTGGTGGAAACCAGCGGGGCCACGATGCCGTGACGCTGACGTGAGTTGCAGAACAAGTTCCACCAACAATCGACAGGCTGGATGTGCGTGAACGGCTGTGCAGGCGAACGCATCACATCATGCTTGGCGAAGTAGCGACGGCTGTGAATCACAGGCGTGAGATACGCACCGTTGACCCACCAGTAACGAGCACCTTCGTCAATCGCGGTGTCTTCAGTGCCACCAGAGGTGGTGATCGCAGCCACGTTGTCCTCGTAGTCAGTCCGTTGCGTGCCCGATGTGTGGATCGGGAACAAAGCGGCATCGTCAAGGTTGGCGCAGTACATGATCTCAATACCACTGAACGTGGGGTTGTTGTACGCTGGGTCCGAGGGAGCGATCAGAAGATCATTGCTCTCACGGAGGGCACGCTTGTACTGGGTTGCACCTTTACGCGAACACAGAATCATCTGTCGGTTCAAGTTGGCCTTCTCGAAGTATTCCTGCTTTGTGCTCGGGGGCACGAATTGCAACTTCAAGAACATGCTGTCAAACGCAGGGAACAAACCACCTGTGTTAAGTGTGTTGCCACCCCAGCCGTATGTGGCTGAACCGTTGTGCGAACTGTCGTGTGTGTTGACACCGACTTGAGCCGAGTTGGGATCAGTCAATGCTGGGTCATAGAACTCGACATGGTTTGACCAACGGTTCTCGGTGTCAGGGTCGATACCCATAACACCATTGCTCCAACTGTGAATCTCACCACCACGCTGACTGTAGACGTTGTCTACGTCCAGTGTTTCAGTGATGAATGCAGGAAGGCTGTAAGGCAACTTGCCAGCAGCGTCATCCATGTTGGATTCATTGCCGTAAGGGGAAGCCCACAGGTCGTTCTCGAACCCGTTTGTGATCGAGGTCCAGAGACGCTGTTCCTTGATTCGCTTGAGTTTCTTGTACTGAACCTTCGCAGCCTCTTTGGACGAACCATCAGAGACGTTGAGTTCTACTTCCTGATCGGTCCACGCCATGTGGTCTACCGTGAATCGCCACGGACATGAGATCGTGGACGTGGCTTGTGCGTTCTGCCACGTGAATGATTCGTTGGGAAGGTAGTGGTCGTACGTGTTTCCGTCATCGAACATGATAACGTCGCGGATTTCCGTACCGCCTTGCACCGTACGTTCGGTGCCTTTTTCCTTCAGCAATCTGCTAAAGGCGTATGTGTTCTTCACTGCTTCGTTGATAACCTCGTCCGCGCTCGACAAGTATGTCGGGCCGGTGGCATCCATGAAGTCGTTGAACACTGAAATTGGGGTGCCAGCCATTGGCTTACCCTTTCTGTTTCATTAGTTTGATATCGCCCGTCTTGCATCCTCTTTGTTCCCACCAGCCATCAGTGCATCAAGGGCCGCGTCCTCAGCGTCAACTGGGGGCTTTGGACCTCTTCGCGGCTGATTGCCACTACGTGTGGGCTGAGACTTACTTCGCTTAGGTGGAGGAACTTCCCCCGCCAAGTTTCGGTACGCCTCAGTGAGCATGTCATCTACGTTCGAATATGTGTTTGGATACTCTCTGCCAAGCCGATCCATTTCGGCAATCACAGCGTCAGACTCTGGTGCTTTGTCGCCATACGACGGTCGCACCTTTGAATCTGCTGCCATGATCTTGGCAACCAATCGGGACTCGGCGGCAGCCTGTTGGGCCACCTCTGCCGTAGTTTGGTTTCGCTCCTCGATCATCTGGGCGATGGCTTCTGCTGCCTCTTCGCCAACGACATCAGCCAACGCATCAGGGACTGACATGGTTTCGGATTGCTCCGGTTGACCTTCGTCTCCTTCTGCATTGACATCGTCACTGCTGGTCTCGCCAGCCCCATCGATTCGTTCTTCCAATTCCTTGAGCCGACTACCGTACGCATCAACATCGGTCTGACGTTTCTGGGCTTTGTTGGCCCACTCGGTCAGTGTGTCTTTGTCGGTAGCCTCAATGACAGCCATCGGAACATTGTCCCGACGCAATGCACGAACTAGGTCATCCCAACCTTCGTCCGTAGCATTATCTTCCGACGCTGGTTCGTCGGCTGTGTCATCGCCCGCAGGTTCAATAGTCTCGTCGGCCATCAAGCCATCGAGAACCGCGTCACTGTCAGCGTCAGGGATGTCATGGACTCGCTCGTCCACGTACTCCCCATCAACATGAGCAACTTCTTGTGTGACTTCTTCAGTTTCAGGGTTCAGTTCAGTCATTACTGTCCTCGTTCTTTGTAGGTGATTACCGCTTCTTCTGCTTGGCTTTCTTAGCCTTCTTGCGAGCAACAGCAGCCGATGCTTTGCCCTTCTTGGTGTATGCGTATTTCTTGCCGTTTACAGTTGGCATCAATAGTCTCTTTCGTAACCGTGCATTGCAGCGATGTTCGCTTCGTGACGGCGTGATGTGATGATCGGTTTGCCTTGGTGGTTTGTGTCACAGCCCTCTAGGTTTCGAGGCAGTGACTGACTTAGGTACGGGTACATGTTGCGGATCACCCCGACATCGATCTGCGTGTCAAGTGAAGGTAACCGTTTGAACTTCCCATCTTCGTTGCAGTGCTCTTCGCCAATGCTTGGCACTCCACTCATTGAGAAGAACAGTTCGGTCTCTTCGCCGGTCTCTATGTTGAGGAACGGATACGTCGGCATTAGCGACTACCTCCAGACGAGGCCGGGGGCGCGGCCCCTCTTGATGGTTCGCCTGCGCCCGCAGCGGCCATCGCCTGTTGCTGCTGCGCCATCATTTGCTCCATCCGCTTGGGGTCGAGCATTGAGCCCAACTCGGGAATGTTCATGGCATCTCCTACTGTTTCGAGCACGCTTCGCCAGTCCACCCATGGGGCTGCTGCCATCTGTTGACTCAGGCCACCGATGACACCTAGTAACTCCACCGCATGCTTCTGTTGCTGCGTCTCACTGACACGACTCATGCTCATTGCATCAATCGACATGACCATGTCCTCGAACAAGCCCACGCCAGAACCACCGACGAACACAGACTCCATGCCGAGCAGGGCAGAGTTCTCACTGTCGCCTGCTGCAAAGGTCACACGTTGGTCGTGGAACAAGTACCAACCCACCGACGTGATCGCACGAGTAACGCCCTCTTGGAACTCACGCTTGATGTGTGCAATGCGAAGACCTGCGTTGGACTCCGCTACGTTGATCTCTGTCGCCGTTGCCGACCCAGTAATGTTGCCACGCATGGCATCGTGAATGCCAGACACACGGTCGAGTCTGTCTTGCGTCAGGCTTGCGTAGTTGACCTGCTGGGGAGTGATGCCGCCAACCTCGATGGGAACGATCTGACTTGCGTCAAGACCGTCACTCAACACCACCGTCAGATCCTCACGGTCACGAATGTCGTTGGCGAGTTTCTGGTTGCGTGAATCCGTTGCAATGATCCGCTTGTAGCAACTGGCCGAATGCGTCATCGAACGCAGGTGGTCGTTGATGTCAGCGATCTGTGGCAACAAGGGAACCATCGGACTCAATGGGTACGGGTCATCAGGCACCGTGTAACAACCGAACACCATGTAGGGACCATGACGTGGGCCGTAGTACGGGCGTGGTTCACGAGCGAAGCCGTACGTCGCAGGCTCGTCACCAGTGGCTTGGCCTCGGACGATTGTCAGGATGCTGCCGTTGTGCAAGTCAGTGTCGAGCACCTCGTCGATCACTTCTTCATCAGCGTCCATCTCTGGAACCCAAATCTCGTACACCGTGCACTGATGTCGGTCTGGACCTTCAGTCTCGCCGGGCTTGCGACGATCATCAGAGTCACCCGACATGCTGGCAATCAAGTCAACATCCCAGCCGTCTTCTGACTCGGCACGATCCAACAGATCGTCACGGTCTATCCGGTACGAGTGTGCCATGTACCGAGCATCTTCTTTGTTCGATGCTTGTGGGTCGATCATGAAGTCGTGCGGATCGATTCGGTACAGGCGGGGAAGCCAAGGTTGACCACCGTCCACTTGCCGCATGGAATGCATCGGCTCGTTGACGATCATGCCCACGCCATACGCCACCAACATGTCAGTGGCAATACGTGTGAGTGTGTCACGAAGACGAGTCGTTCGACACCATGTGTTCAGCGCCGCTTGGAGTTGAGCGCCGAACATCGTGTGCGTTATGGGCGTTCGAGATGTCACACGGATTCGCGGGTTGTCATACACGAGCCGTGGCAAGATCAACGCCATGTACTGGTGAACAAAGTTCTCTGGGTCGCCGTCCTTGCTTGTGCCCTCGCCTCGGTAGTCCGGGCCCGTCATGCGATCAACGATGCCATCCCAATGCGACAGGTGACGGTCGCGGTATCTCTCCGCTCCGTCCAACTCCTCGACCCATCGTGTCAGTTGCAGTTCAAGCATCTACTGCCCTTTGTTGATTCTGCTCACAGGCTTTGCATGGTTTCTTCTTGTATGGCATCGCTTTGTTGAGCATCTTCCGTCGCTCCTCACACTTCGTGCAAGGCTT